TTATGCGCTTTCAAGATCGCTGATTTCTTTCCGCCACGCCTTGCGCTGTGCGATTTTTTCAGCATAGTCGGTTGCCGTCGCAGCGCCTTCTGCAATTTTAGCGGCAATATAATCAGTTTCTGCAAGCCAGCCTTTCAGAATACGGATTCTTTCGATTGCTTTCTCGCGTGCCTTTTCTGCATCAGTCTTCCCTAAGAAGATTCTGCCGTCGATAAGGCGCACAAGACCGTCGGCTGCATAAAATTCTTCTTCCGTAATTGTCATATCAGGTTGACTGATACCGTCCATGCTCTCCATAGCCGACAAATCGGTATGATGAATGACTGCATCTCCTTTTATCGCTAAGTAGACCTTTTTTGTAGTGCTGTCTTCCATACTTAATACTCCTTATATTATTTCCTCTGCCGGCGGCATTACGCCGCCGGATTAAAGATACGTTTCTGTACCTTAACAGGTACAGAAAGCAGGGGCAATGCCACCGTCGCCAAGACTCGCACCGCTGCGGGTGCTATAACCAGAGCTGCCGACACCGCAAAAGTCCGCGGAGTCCGAGGCCGCCGGCGTTCCTTCCCACCACCAAGCACGGACACCATTATATGTTTTGACACGGTAGAATGAAGAGTCGCGATAGATAGGATATTGAATGTTAGTATTCCATGCAATTTGATCGTCTCCATAAGTAGGAACTCCAAACACCTCTACTTCGGTAGGCAAGAAAACAGTATTTGTTACAAAGTCAGTAGAGCCTTTTTTTGAAATAGTCCGCATGATTGTATACAAATAATCGCTTGAACCAAGCGCATTACCCAATCCGGCCTCAAACACTTCATCAAGATACTTTTTTAACTCACTCGCCCCATAACCGCCTGCATTTGTAGTTGTCGCATTCATTCTTTTTTGCAATACGACATTGCGAAACGTCCAAAGAATATGATTCTTTTTATTCACATCATCACGGCCGCAGTAGATATAGTGGTTAAATCCCGAAATAACGATGCGCAAGTTCTGGTAATCGGCGTTCCATGTATAAGTAGTGCCGCCAACCGTAAGACTTGGCAAATCAAGATAATCACCAATCATAAGCCCTGAAAAATCCGCTTTTCCTTCGCCGTTGCATTTGTTATGTAGGATTTCCATAACTTCAGCTACTGTGGTTTTCCCAAAAACGTCAAGAAGATTTCTGCCGTCAGTGCTGCCGCCGTGAGAAATAAGCCCGTTATACACCGCACCAATCTTCTCGTCAGTCTCTTGCTTAGTGTATGCGCCGGTCTGCGCTGCTGTTACCTTGTGCGGATTGGCGACTGCTGCATGCTGTTCATAGGTCTCTTTCAGATACTTTGTACGGTTTGCAAGTTGTCTCCCCTGTACGTTATCGATGCCGTCTTCCCCGCCTTGGAGCGGGTCGTCAAGTTCGTACTGGTAGATGCCCTCTTCCCATTTTGCCTCTTCTTTCAAATTCGCCATGTATTTACCTCCTTAAAAAATCCAAGTCCAGCTGCCTTCGATGCTGATATCCGCTTCTTTATTGATGGGCTTTGTCCGTACCTTTCGGCATAACAGTGTTCCATCAACCGACAAAAGTCCAAACTCCATAATTGCCGTACCGTTATTTTCGTCAGTGTTCAGTATCCAATTGGTCTGTATCTGTCCCATGTCCGGAAATTCAAAGCCTGCAACATCTTTTACAAATGCGTTTGTGATAGCGGTATCGCCGACGACAGGATCGGTACCGTTTGTACCGAATGCAATTTTTGCAATTGCTCGATTTACGCTGTCTCCGGCAAAAAGCCGTGCTGCTTGATTGCGTGCCCCGTTTAGAATGAGGTTCTTGTCCCGGTAGCGTTCGATAACTATACCGTTTCGTTTTACCGTCATTTCAAAAATCCCTCGAATCGGGAAGGAATCTTTTATTTTCTGCATAGTATATGCCTCCTTTATTTATACAGCGATAAGACTGCCGCCCATCCGTTTTATACTGCCGTTTCTTATCCGTATTTTATTGCGTATATAATGGTACCGTAGACCGACTTTTAACATATCTACTATTGAAGTGCCGCTTGTTGTCTGGTTTTGCCATATATCTGATGCTGCCGTCTTTACGCGTACTGTTGTCAGTAGGTCAACCAATCCCGATCTACGCTGTATCGGTATCGATATCTGATCTATTGCAGCAACACGGCGTTTATTTGAACGGGTTTGCATAGCTCCATCTCGTTTTACAAATCCATCACGAAAAAGCTGAATATAGCGTGTCGATAACACCGTATGCCCATCACGTAATACCTGGCCGTTCCGAAATACACGGTTTGAAGCAAAATGCTCAGATTCGATACGCTTTACACACTTCTCGTCTGTATCCGTAAACGGAAGATGTTCGATATACTTCATCCAATCGCCAAAGGTGAGCCTGATAACCGGATTTAAAAGCTCGTCAAGAAATTGCCGTACCCACTGCCGGTCGCCTTCGGATATATCGAGAACCTTGACATATACGTTCAAAAATGTTTCTGAAAGTACATAGCGGTTACCGAAGTGCGCTTCAAGCTGCGACATGATATAGCCGCGCTCCCCCGCTTTAGATAGAAAGAATGAAGCTGTTGCAACACGGTTTCTAAACTCTTGCTGCCCGTCATGTAATAAATGCGGAATAAGCAACGCTTGCCCGTGTTCTTCAAGTTTTTTTTCATCTGCCACATACGGGAAGTGTGCATTAAATGCAGTCAGCGCATCTTTCTTTATTTTTATCCCGACATCTCCTATAGTCTTGAATATGCTCCGGCGGTTCTTTTTTTGTATACCCGGCGGGGCAATTGTTTTCTCAATCAGCTCGTGTATCTCGTTTGTATCACTCATCGGCTTGTACCATTATGCTATTTTTCTCACTGTAATGTCGGAAGCAATAATAACGTTTGAATCAGGGGCTTGAACGTCCCGTGCGGGAGAAATGATTTCAAGGGTTTTGACGGCAAACGGTTTATACAACTCGTATAAATCTTTAACAGCAACGCGCCCGCCGATACCGAGAGAATCAACATATTTTTTTGCAACAAGTTCTATATCTGCTTCCGTAACATCTCCTGAATATTCAATGACTATTTCAACGCCGGTAACAAGGGGAGCTTTTACCTGCACATCAAAAGCCATCAGTTCATGCAGGTAAAGATTCATCTTTACTTTTTCAATAAGCTCTGCCGTTGGAAGTCCTGTTACTGAAACAATAACAATATCCGTGCTGCCTGCTCCGCGCGGAGTGCGGATTATCTTCGCTTCACGAACACCTGCTACTTCTTCTGCATAATATTTATACGTTACTTTTGTATCTCCGAGCGTCTGGCTTCTCCAGCGGTTTTTAATTCGCTCACGGTAACGGTCATCACTTTCACTATTTTCGCCAAGCGCTTTTTGCCAATTCTCTTTGACCTCTATTCCGTCAAGTCCGCGGATAACCCTCGTCGCCCGCACGGTAAATCCTGCTCCGATATTGTAATCGCTGCCTGCAAATTCTGCTTGAACGGGAATGGCAAAAGTACTGTCAGCTGTGAAAGTGATTTTTTCGGTTACCTTATACCGAAGCTCGGTTCCTTCCACGACTATCCACGTACCGGACGCGACTACTCCTGAGCCATACGATTTGCCTGTAAAATTCCCGCTTGCTTTATTATCGCTTTTGCGCACAACGCCGAGTGCAAGCCCCCAAAACGATAGAAAGACGCCGGTTGCTTTATCGACCGTCGCATTCGTATAAATCGGATTTATCGCTGTCTTATAGATAAAAAAGACAACGCTTGCAATCACTTCGATAAATCCACGTAGAACTCCGGTCGATTTAAAGTTAGTAAGTCCAGTATTTTGTTTTGCAATTTCTACAATGTCATCTCGTATCTCATGTTCCGCTTTATCTATCCAACTATCCTGCATTCTTATCACCTCTTTTATTTCTTGTGTAAATCGTATTCCAGTATTCCCGCATTCGCTTCCCCGATAGGAGTAAACTCAAGCGCAAATAGCCCGCCTGCCTTTTGGTATGCAGCAACACTATCGGGGTCAACCCGTATATCATCCATTGCAATGCGTTCAAGTTCCGCTATCACGCTTGCCGCATCGCTATTATTGTCGTTTAAGAAAAGCGGCATCGTGCTTCCCGTTTCCTTATCCCAATACAGTGAGCCTTTTATCACTTTCAGTGATTGCGCTATATCTTGCGCTACCATTGCAGCTTCGGATACGAGCTTCACGTCCCCGTCAGCGGTAAACACAATGTCATCATCTTGCAATAAAAAATCCGTACCCCAGTCCATTTACATCACCTTAATACCGACAGGATTAGGAATACCTTTTGCTGTTCCTGCTACTTCTATTACCACCGTCCCAGCAGGTATTTCTGCACACTTTATCTGGTCGGTAATCGCCTGTGCTATTTTTTCCGCATACCATTCTTTTGTCTTAGGCGTACCCGATGAAGCCGCTTCCATTTCGGTAAAGATAATAAGCAATTCTGCTTTAAGTTTGCTTTCACTTAACATCGTTTTACCTGCATTTAATGCAAACGAATAGTGATATGCGTTGCAATCCATATAATGATGTCAACGAGCTTCCATACAGCAAGCGGCACTAATGCGAATGCTATCAGCGCCATTTTTATAAACTTGTCAATCATGTTTTTACGCCTCCAATACAAGAGATAATTCTTGCTGCTTTTCTTTTAGCGTTTTGTCAATCCGCTGTTTGGCAATGTCAAAATACTGATCGTCCAGTTCCATACCGATGAACTTACGACCGGTATTGATGCAAGCAACGCCGGTTGTGCCGGAACCCATACAATTATCCAGAATGATATGATGTTCTTCCGTATATGTTTTTATTAAATACTCCAGTAGAGCCACCGGTTTTTGGGTTGGATGATTTACTTTTTCATGGGAATTGCTGACAACCCCCGGAAAGGTAATAATATTACTCGGATATTTATAATCTGCATCGAAGCTAGACCAATCACGCGGCTTATATTGTGTTCCAAATGATACTTCTCTGGTGTCTTTTCGATTCGTTCTCCATTGTTTGCTTTTACCTCGTTGAGCTTGGCGCACTCGATCTGATATTCTCGGTTGCATTTGCGGAGTATATATATTTTTCCCGTATGAGAAAATAACAATATCCTCGCTGTATTTAAGATGCATTCGCTTTGCATTTCCCATATTACTCGGCTTATGTTTTTGCCACGTTAATTTCTCGCGAAACATTTTTTTATTACTACAGATCAAATCACTCGTAAAAGGTTCGTTTCCGAAAAGGATAATAACTCCGCTTTGTTTCAAAATACGTTTATATTCTTTCCATAATAAATCAAAAGGAATCTGTATATCCCACGCACATTTTGTGGTGCCATACGGCGGATCGGTAATGATAGCGTCAATACTGCTGTCCGGTATTTTTGATAAAAGCTGCGTGCAGTCGCCATGTAGCAGTTCTATATCATCCGATAGTTTCATTACCGCTTTCTCAAAAACCCAAGTACCCGCGCATAGTTCCATGAACCGACATGAGCGCCGGTTTGCTTAAAGCCGTCCTGTTCAAAAACTGACATCTCTTCAGTAGTAGCATCAAGAACAATAGCAACATGTCCATATTGGTTTGTTTGTGTTGCGCCGAAAACAACCACATCGCCCGCTTCCGGCAACATACCGGCTTTATATGGGACGCGTTCAAAGTATTTTTGCTCAAGCGGCATTGTGTCATACTTCGTATACAGCTCCGCAGCTCCGACCACCCCGCCGGTATGCGGGATTGCTAATACATCCTTGCAGTACTGCCGGAACACATCAACGCATTGCGCTCCGTAGCGGCCGTCGTAATCAATCTTTTTACCGTTGTAGATGTTTACAAATTCGTCTAATGTCATGCTTTATCATCTCCTATGCATTCAGTTTCCGTAATACTTCCCGTAATTGCTCCGCTTGTTTGAGCTTCTTTTCTTTCTTTTCTTTACAGAAATCCGCGCGGAGCTTATCTCCTATTTTTTCAAAGAGCGGTAAATATGATTCATACATATCAGCTTTACTTTTGACTTCACGTAAATAAATAGACGCCGCGCGGCGGGTAAACTCTTTTGCAACGGCATATATTTTATTTGCATCGATAGGTTCGGGCGGTTGAACCGCACACTTTTCTGCACGGATAATTTCTCGCTTTAAATGGCTGTACAATTCCGTATTAAGCTGCTCTATATAGCCGTCAACCGTTTGCATAGTTAAATCTTCAAAGCCGTTTTTGTATAAGCGCTTGTTCAAGATTGACTCTGCTCGATACATACAGCAGGAAAGGCTGCTGATGCCGGTTAGAAGGTATGATATGTCCGGTAAAATATCTTCCGCTCGTTCTTTGCGCAAAAGCTCTATTTTTTCACATGCATCTTTCATTAGATACATAAGCCCGATTGTATCTATCTTTTGTACCTTTCCACCTTCTGCTACTTCAATTGTTTGTCCGAAAAGAGAGAGTTTGCCGCCCCTTCGCAATAACAGGATGAATGCAAGCGCGACTATTACACCCAACCCAATCCAGCCGATAGGCGGCAATTTTTCTATATTCATAAATCGTATCTCTGCCTTGTTGAATAATTTTGTAACACCAGCATAGAGGAAACGCAGTGCGTAACACAAATCAGCAGGGATAAAAAGCATGTTGGTTAAAATATTTTTATTTTTTTTATGCGTAAAATTTGTGTTACGCACCCCCAATTATTTACAATACCAACCGTACCACAAAAAGAGGTGATGACATGGGGAAGTCTGGAAAAAACACATATACGCAAAAACCGCTTTTTACCGATCCTACGCAAACTCCGTTTGTATCGATTGAGGCTGTGGGTGAAATGCTTTCCGAAGTGGAAGCAAAGACAATGATAAGCCGCATTCCTCTTAATCCACTTGCGACACCTGAAATGATTGCAGCGCTCAAAGGGGATACCGATCCGCTCGATTGTATTTTTGCCGTTGAATATCGAAAAAGCAAAATCGGCGTTGAATATCTCGATGCTGCGTATGAACACATTGTTGAAACGATTTTGACCAGTACGGTTTTTATTCCTTCCGGCTATGGGCATCAGTCGCAAGAAGCATTTTTCTATGAAGGGAGAGATCTGTACGGAACGGTTATCGGTGCATTACTCGATAAAGAAGCGGGGAAAGTCTATTACCGCATTATTCCCGACAAAGGAGAACACGCGGAGAAAATTCGCAGGTGGCTCAAGAACAAACAAATCAATGCAGTGTCTATTTGGGGAATACCGACGTATGCGGATGAAAGGAAAAAGACGGTTATTGATTATGCGCTCCGCTCGGTAGACTTTGTACCACCGCTTTCAGAAGGGCAGCATAACGAAAGCGCAATCGGGCAGATGGCGGGGATGAGCTTTAATGAGCAGGAAAGAAAAATCCGTGATGCCTTGCGAGAGAAATATGCAGACTATGTTTTTACGGAAGATTTTTATGATGATTATGTCATCGGTGAATATAAAAATCAGCTGTATAAAATTCCGTATAGCATACAAAACGATACGGTTATATTCGGGGCGGCTCAAAAGGTGCGCCGCGTTGTTGAATATAAACTTCAGGAGGAAGAAATGGAACTGACAAGTATAGCAAATGATGAGCTTACGGCAGAAATCGCACGGAGAACAAAAACAGGGCTTTTGTCTGCTCAAGCCGTTGCAGGAGAAATGGGGGTAAAACTGGAAGATGCTCAAAAGATAAAAGGCTTGGAAGCGGCTTCAAGTGAACTTGCCGAACTCAAAAAAGCTGCCGGAGAAATGGCGCTTACCGATGCTATCAACTTTGCGAAAAAAGCGAAGGAAGAAGAAAAAGCGGAGGCGGCAAAGAAAGCGTTTGGTGAAATGGTCGATGCAGTCAAGGCTGAAAAGGGCTTAACCAAAGACGGTAAACCCACAGGTGAAATGGCAGTGTTGGTGGATAAATTCTGTCATTTTGAAACTGGTATGAGTAAAGAGCAGATTGCCGGCGAAATGGACCGCGTAATGAATGATGCGGACATTCAAAAGCTCGTACAAGGAAAAACCGCAACCGCTCCGGTTGGTCAGATGGCCGGTGCGGGTGCAAAAAGTGAACCGGAAGTATACGAAATCTAAACGAGGGGGTGTGATATGACTGGAGAGCACAGACTTTTATCAGTTAATAAAACGGTTGCAATCGCAGATGTAACAATTCCTGCGGGAGGAGCGCAGACGCTCGATAATCACGGTATTGTCTTTGTCGGCGACCGCGCGGGGGTTGTGCTGCAAAAAGAAACGGGCAATCAAGTAACGGTGTCTTTTGATACGCAGCGGGAATGGACAACGGAAAGCTATGATAGCGCCAATTTGCCGAAAATCGGCGAAAAGGTGTATCTCGGCGCTTCGGACGGCAAGCTTACAAAAACCGCATCAGGTAATAAGCTCGTCGGCTACTACTGGGGGGCGATTGGGGGTGCGGTGCTTTTTTCGCTTCACGCATAAAAGCAGACCGTACATAACGATGAGGAGAAAAAAACAATGGAATTTGTATCACATGAAACAATCCGTATGAAAAATGCCACGGAGAAAAAACAGATGTCGTTGCAATACCGTGCGCCGAATGTGCCTGCCGGTGAGATGACAATAAAGGATACCGGCGCCGGTACGCGCACTGAAATCTTTACGCGGGAAATGCTTACACGGGCGGTCGGCTTACCGTCAGGGGAAATGATGAGCGCAGAGGATTTGCATAAGTTTGCAAAGCAAGCTGTTCTTGACGTATCGCTCGGTATGGCGGAGCATCCTGCCCTTTATTCCTTCATTTACGAAGAGATTAAAAATGCCGATTTTCCCCGCACAATCAAAGTGATGGAGCTTATCGGAATGCGCGCTGCATTCGGTGTTACCAACGATGGGGAAAGTGTGCCGATGGCTGATTTCAAATTCGGTAAGCTCGAAACGGTTGATTTTAAGACATTCGCAGCCGGTTATTCCATCTCACGAGGCTGGGTAAACTTCAATGAATTTTGGAAATTGCCGCAAGCGTCAAAAGCGCTCGGTATTGCGCATAATGCCATTCTTGACCATCTGCACCTGTCGCCGATTATTACGCATTCGTATACCGGAGATGCCGTTACCAATAAGGTAACAACCGGCAGTACCGACCTTGAGAATGTGTGGCTTACACTGCGGAAAGGGCTTAAAGATGCCCTCAAGCGTACCAATGCAAGCGGCTATCGGATTCGTCCGACTATAGCCCTTTGTAACTCTGCAACGGCGATGGATGTAGAGGCGGCAATCAAAGGCTTGTTGCAAAAAGGTACACAGCTGGGGCAGCTTGCACAGATTCAGAGCGTTTTAAGTTATGACGGCTGGACGGGTGAAGTCGGCGGAATTAAATACGAGTTTAAAGCTCCGGCTGATAACGAAGTGTATTTAATCGTTCCGAAGCGGTCGTTTAAGGCGCTTGTAAAAGAAGATTTAACACACCTTGAACAGCGGGGTAACATTCTCACTCTTTCTGAATTGGATGTTGTTGAAACCTTTACCCGTTGCGCGGTTGCCGGTGTTGCAGATGCCGTGCATAAGGTAAAGCTCGCATAAGGCTTTTAAAGAGAGAGATGTACGGTTTGTTTCGTCTCTCTCTTTGATGATAGATCGAGGAGATGATATGGGAAGTGAAAACATTACCTTACGCATAATGAAAACGGCTAACGGATGGTATGTTGAACATGAGGCGGGCGATGTAACGAACAGTTATGCCGTTGAAAGCGAAGCATGGGAAGAGCTCAATCCTGCGCTTGCGGGAACTTTTGAAACGCCGTTTAAAGCGCCGGAAGAAAACGAAAACAGCGCTGAAAAGCCGAAGGTGGGCGAATTAAAAGCAAAGATCAAAACGCTTGAAGCGGCGGAAAAAGAGTTACACGACTTGAAAGAAGCGGCAGGTGATATTGATATTTTGCAGGCGATTGAAAGCGCAAAGAAAGCGCAATCGCAAACAAACCCGCAAACCTAGAAGGGAGATAGCAGCGCATGATCATCACCGAAGCATTGATACAAAGAATCCGCACCCTGCTTAACGAAGCGATACCGGATGGAGGCAGTGAAGCGGACACGCATTTTTCTACGCTTGACTTAACTATCACATTGCAGATATCGGAAAGTGAAAATCATGCGCTCTATCTTTTATGGACGCAAAAGGCAGGGATTATTCAAAGAGATGCAGGAGAGATAAAAAGTATTAGTGCAGGCGGAGAAAGTGTTGAAAAATACACTGCTGCCGATTATGTGGGGCTCTGCCTTAAAACTGCGCAAGGGTATAAAGAGGCATGGGAGGCGGAGCGAAAAAATTCCGGCGCTTCATTTTTAATCTGCTGTAAAAAAGATGATGATGAGGCGGCGCTATGGTAAATGTTGTCAAACAATTACGGAAAGACACGGAAAGTATTATCGATGTGAACCCGTCTCTTCTTTTCTTTATCCGCCGTGAAAGAGAGAAAAATGAATACGGCAATGTCAAAGAAGTAGAAAAGCGAACGGAAATACAGCGGGTTCGGATTGCAGAAATCTCACACAGCGAAACCGACCGGCTGTTACAGGAAGGATTATTCAAAACGCATATCGTCAATATCACCGCATTCCACGATGCGGATATTCAGGCAGGCGACTTATTCGATTTTCAAGGCAGCCGGTATGAAGTCGTTTTTATCCGAAAGATCACTATTGGCGGGTATGCGCCGGAGAATGCCTACAAGATGTCAGGCAGAGCAAAAGAGATACGGGAGGCCGTCGAATGAGAGGGCTGGAAGCGGTTTTTGAGCGGTTAGAAAGCATCACCAAAGAGATGCTGAATGATTGCGAGATGGTTGCCTGCGAAACCGCTGCCAGCATGGAGCGGTATGCGAAAGAAAACCGCGTATGGACTGACCGAACGGGGGATGCCCGCAAGGGATTACGCGGTGTTGCTTCTCGTTCGTCGCAAGCAATATCGGCAGGGATTTATCAGGACATGTACGGTAAGACCGGTAAAGAATATGGCTATTGGCTTGAAAATGGAACGAAAGAAGTATCAGGTGGCGTAACGTTCGGAGAAAAGTATGGAATCTTAAAGCCAACACGGAACGCCCATGCCGGTATGTTTTTTGACGGTATCGAAAAAGCATGTGGACAAGCGCTCAAACGGCAATAAGGAAAGGAAACCATGCGGAGTGCACTGTATGCGGAACTGGTAAAACTTTATCCGATGTATTACATCGGTAATGTAGAAAAGACAGCAAAAAAGCCGTTTCTTATTCTGCAATTTGAACACGGTATTAAAACGCGGCTGGGAAGCTGGAATATGGTTACAGTGAGCGTATATGTCCCCGCTGGGGATTTTGAACTGCTTGATACCGCTTGTGAAAAAGTTATTACTGCATTGGACGGAAAGCATCTAAAACGAATCAGGAGCGGCGGTGTTTTTTTAGTGCAATACGTTGATTGCTCAAGTGATTTGATAGAGGATTCACTTGGCGCAATTTCAAAACAGCTCAATTTTAAAATCCCCGTTTTCGGCGGAGATTTTATGTAGATAAAATGGAGGTTAAAAGACTTATGGAAAAGAAAAACGAATACGGGTATTCAATCGGACAGATGCAGGCAGCGCGTCTGAATGCTGACAAAAGCTGGCCGTCTCCTAACGATTGGGAAGATACCAATCCTCAAACCGGTGAAGTGAGAAAGCACAGGGGAGGACTCGTCGGTAAAATAGGGCCGTTCAACATTGACGGCTGGACAACAGACGATTTAAAGCTGACTGTTCTGTACGGCACCAAAACGGAAACCTTTACCTTTGCCTCGACTGCTGCGGATAAAAAAGTCGTTTCCGTTGCAGACATGGTAAAAGACTTTAACACTGCCTTTACTGCGCTCAAGCCGAAAGGGATAAAGCTCAAGGCAGCTAAAACAGCTGTCGGAGCCGATTACGATGCGGAGTATCTTAAAGTTACGACAGAGAATGCGGGAGACTTACCGTTTTTTGCGCCGATTGGGTTTCAAGGAAAGCTCGCCGAATTACTCGGCATTGTCGGTTATGTTTCGACAAAAGAAGCAAAGAGCTTCAAAGACGATTTCGACAAAGAAAGCGGTAAAACGGTTGACGCAACAAGCGGACACGGAATCCGCTGTACAGTAAAAGAAGCGGATAAAATAAAGGGCGTCAATATTACCGCTTCTTTTGCAAGCCTCCCAAATAAGTTTTTTGCCCTTGTTACCGGCAACACGTATAACGAGGAAACGGGAGAGCTGTATATCGACAATGCCGGAAACCCGCCGCTTGTCACCTTCCGTTACTTCGTAGAGCAGTACGAAAAGGGGCAAAACACAAAAGGTAGTTATGCCCGCGTCAAAGTAGTTATCTTCCCTTCCTGCCAAACAACGCCGACCGGCAGCGAAGCAAGTGAAGATACTTTTGGAGCTGTCGAACTGCAAGGCAGTGGCGGAGAAAACAAGCGCAGTAATTTACCCTTGAAATTTATCAAAGAAATTTCGCTTGCCGACTACACGCAGTACGTACAAAGCTAAGAAGATTCTTCGCCCGTCTAAGAAATACCGACGGGCGTAGTTTCATCGTCAATTAAGAGGAGATATCTATGTTTGAAAAACTACAATCTTTTTTCAAAGGGAAAAGCAGACGACAGGCAATTAATGCGGAGATTGCAAAAATTGAAAACGAATCTCCAAAAAATGAAGCGGAACGGCTTGCAATGGCTACTTGTGATTGGGTAGAGCTTTTATGGAACGGCACAAAACAAAAATTCCTTATTCACAAAACAAATTTTCAAGAGCTTTTAACCTGCGGGAGTTTTCCGAACATCCTGTACAAATTTATTGACGGTATCGCCGAAGCAGCGGGAGCAAAAGAGGCAGTATCAGAGGTTGACTTTAAAAAGATGAAAGAGGAAGAAGATGAATTCCTTGTAGAGCTTGCAAAAAAAAGCATGGTTACTCCGACATATCAGGAATGTTACGACGCAATTTTGAAAATACGCGGTATCAGTGAAAGCGCCCTTAACGACGTTATCCCAAAAGATTTTTTAAACGACCTTTTTCTTTTGTACTTAACTGATTGGGAGAAGGACGTAAAAAAAAATTTGGTCGCGTTCAATTTGCCCGCTTCGGAAGAATCGCAAAATACTACAAATGCAAGCCCAGCAGCTACATTAAAGGCTTAAACGATTTTGAAGCCTTTCTATTCGACGAGGCGTGTCTCGTTGCTGTTGAAGTGGAAAATCAGCAGCGGGAAGAAAAAGAGAAAGCGCAGAAAGTGAAAGAAAAAAGAGAAAAACAATTTCAAAAAGATATGGCAGAGACCTTTGCAGAGGGTGATACATAAAACGGGTTAGGCAAATGGGACAGAGTTTAGGCGAAATATATGCAGAATTAGCATTAAAAACAGATAAACTTCAAAAAGGGATCAGAGAATCCAATCGGTCACTTGCAAAACTTGAGCAGGATATTGACAACGCAGTTGATAGCATCAATACGAAGATCGCTGCTATTGGTGCCGCTCTTTCTGCCAGTGTAACGCTCCCTTTAACCTTGCTCGGAAAAGCCGCACTCGATACCTTTACGAATTTTGAACAGTCCATGCAGAATACTTTTTCTGTTATGGGGGCAAGTGCATCCGAAATGGAAGCCTTGCGAAAGAAAGCGGAAGAAATGGGCGCAACGACCCGCTTTAGTGCAAGTCAAGCCGCCGATGCCCTTTATAGTTTAGGTTCAGCAGGTCAATCAGCTACGCAAGCAATGAACAGTCTCGACGGTGTATTACAGCTTGCAGGAGCGACGGGAAGCGATTTAGCCTTTACCTCAAGTACGATTGCTTCAACTCTTTCGCAGTTTAATCTACAAGCAGAAAAGTCAGGGCACATTGCCGACGTGTTTTCATTGGCTATTAGTAAAAGCCAAGCGAATATGACAAAGCTCTCGTACTCAATGAAGTATGTCGGACCCGTCGCCGCCGGTTTAGGGGTAAGTCTTGAAACCTCAACCGCTGCGTTAATGCGCCTTTACAATACCGGTTTCGGAGGAGAACAGGCGGGGACTATCTTACGATCCGGTTTACAAAAGTTAGCCAGCGGTACGGATGATGTCAAAAAGAAACTCCAAGAATTAGGAGTAAGCTATGATGAGGTAAACCCGAAAACAAATAATCTTGCCGACATAATCGAGCGGCTGAAAAATGCAAATATCGATGTAGCAAAATCAAGTGATTTATTCGGCGAAGCGGCGGCAGCCGGTATGCAAGCGCTGATCGAAGGCGGCGGGGATGCCATACGAACAATGGACGGCTTATTGCAAGCATCCGATGGAGCGGCAAAGAAGATGCAGGATATTCAAAACGCTTCTTTTGCAAATACCAAGGCGGAACTTGCGAGCGCCTTTGAAGCCGTGCAAATTACCCTCACCTCAAATATTATCCCGGCCGTCGATGCGTTTGCGAAAGGCATTACCCGCATTTTGCAGTTCGTGAATGAGCTGCCGGTCGGAGTTCAAACAGCAGGAACCGCACTGATGGGACTTGCCGCGGCAGCGGGTCCGTTACTGCTCGTTGCAGTCGGCATTAAAAAGATAAAAGCTGAAATGGTGCAGCTGAACCTTGTCATGTCAGCTAACCCGATTATAGCATGGGGCGCTGCCGTTGCCGCCGCCGGCGCTATTGCCCTCGGCATTATTGCGCAAGTGAAAAAAGCGCATGAAGATTATATCCACGGTGCAAAACGAAGCGTAGAAGAAGTTAAAAAGTTGAAAGAGGATGCCTTAAAGCAAGGAAATGAAGGACGTAAGATACAGTCTCTTTTTGACGAATATAATATCCTAAAAGATAAGACTCAAAAAACGGCCGATGAGCAGGCGCGGTATAACAATCTTTTGAAGGAATTACAGGAGATCGTGCCCGGCGCGGTCGAGGGCTTAGATGGGCAAGGACGAGCGGTTATCAGAAATGAACAGGCAATTACCGAAGCGATACGTAAGCGCATTGAAAGTGAAAAAATCCTTAATAATCTTGCGCTTATTAAGGCAAAAAGCAACGTAGCACACGCGCAATCGGTTCTTACATCGGAAGGGGCAAAACTGCCTCAACAACAAGCGGCATTAGAAAAAGCAATCACCAAAATGGAGCAGGCTGCAAGTAGCTATTCAAAAGCGCAATATCTTAAATCGGAATATGATCTTGCCCTGTTGGAAAACCGAAAAGAAGAAGCTGCCCATATTTATAACACCTTAAAAAACTATGCTGATAAGGCACGGCTCGCAGGAGAAATCTCATTAACACGATGGGATACTACCAGTATTGTTCAGGCATTTGAAACGGTTAAAACAAAAGCAGAGAACACCGCAGAGTCTGCCCGCGTTGCGTTTGAAAAAACGGCCGCTGCGCTTCAAGAAAATGAACAGGCACAGCGAGAGCTCAATGAAGCGATGGAAAAACAGCGGGCATTAGAAACGGCTGAAAATAATCTGAATACTACTCCACAAAAAAAGAAGCACGATGAAGAGCTTGCCCGTCTCGCTAAAGAATGGGAAGCGGAAAAGAAAATCATTGATGAGAAAAATCGCTATGCGCAAAAGATGGGAGAAAGTTTTAGTGTCCCCACAGAGCGGATAAAATTTTTACAAGCAAAATTAAAAGAACTTATTGCCATAAAACCGGAAGATATTGATAAGATTTTCACCCTCGACTCCAAAGGCTTACAAAAGTATTTTGATGCGATCGCCCAAGAACAAGCGAAGCTGGAAAAGGGCAAGGGACATAAAAATACCAGTGCTAAAGACAAAGATACTTCTTACCAAGCACAAATAGCAAAACTTGATAAGTTCTATCAGGATAAAATAGCAAAGGCAAAAGAATACGGACAATCGAGTCTTGCCGTTGAAAAGGAGTATCAGCAAAAGCGGCTTGCACTTATCGAACAATTCATTAAAGAGGAAGATAAGAAAAAAGGCGCTGGCAAAGGAATAACCGTTGAAACAAAACTTGCGACAAAAGATGAGAAAGGTTCCGGCGTAACGCTCGGCGATGAGCTCACTAAAACAAAGCTGATGAGTGATGCGTTCGGGCGGTATCAAGTACAGCAAAAGGAATTACAAGCAGAGCTTAAAAAAACGCAAGAAGAAATAATCGCTACGTACGATAAAATTGCAAAGGCAAAAGCCCAGATTGAAGCGGCAGAAAAAAACGGCAAAAGCGGAACAGAAATTGAAGCTCTCAAACAAGATTTACAGGCAATGCAAGCCTATTTTCGGCAGTTGGAAGAAAAGGCGCAAAACATACGGATAGACATAAACGAAGCTGAAATATCTTTTTCACAAATAAAAAGCGGACTGAACGATATTGAAAAAATCGGCAAATCAAAACTTCAAATACAGCTTATCAACATAGAAGAGGAAAGAAAACGACTTTTAAAAATTATTGAAGAAAGCAGACGGGCAAAAATAGCAGCGGCAAAAGACAACGCCGAAGAAATATCAAGAATTGAAGCGGACGCAGAAAAACAAAAAGATAAAGTTAATAAAGACGCTGATAGGCAAACGCAAAGCGCAAATGCTGCCGCCGCCAACGCATACATACAAGGCGGAATAGGTATCGCTAAAACCCTTACAAAAGTAATAGCCGATTCTATCGAGCAGGGCTGTATTGACGGCTTTGCTGCAATGCAGGCGAGCGTCGACATACTTAATCAAATAGGTGATATGGTAGGGGATCCTATAACTCAAGCAGTTATAAAATCCGTAGCGGCGGTAATCGAAATAACGGGGACGATATTAAAAGCCGTAAATGCAGCTTCAATAAAAGCATTCAATGAAGAAATAAACACGATTGTAGAAAATTCAAAAGAAACGGCAGAAGAAGCCGCAGATAAAATTATTGACAATATCGAAAAAGAAATAGCCGAAAAAACAAAATCACCGATGCTTGAAGCCGCAAAATCTATTATGGGAGCTATTACCAGCGGTTTTCAATCGGGAGATTTTAGTAATTTTTCTAATACTATTGACGGAATTATAAAAAAATTAGTCATCGACAAAATGATAATGTTTTCAGGTCTTAATGCCGGTATACAAAAGTTAGTTGATAATATGTTTAGTGGTTTTAAAGGCTCTGGCGAACAACAGCGAAATATTTTAGAAGAGCAAAATCAAAAATTATCGGAAGAAAGAAAAACAACAGAAAAAGAGTTTGTCGCTTACCAAAAATTACTTGAGAAAAAAAAGTATCTACAAAAGCAAGAACAAGGTTGGTGGGGCTCTTTAATAGGTTCACACGCGAGAGATAAGGGCTATACCTATTGGACGGGTAAAGATTTTACAAAAGCCTATGCAGATATTGATAGGGAATTAGCAAAATTGGAGGGCTCAAAAGCGAAATATGAAAAAGCCGTTGCTGCCATTGAAGAAATTAAAAAGAAAAAAGAACAATTGGAAAAAGATATTCGGGAAGGGAAAATAAAAGAAACAGGTATAGATCCGTCCCAAATCATGGGGTTGGATAAAGAAAAGCTCAATCAAATGATAAAAGAATTTGGTGAGCCGATGAAAGAGATGTTAAAGAAACTCGGCTTTGATGTCGGCAATGATTTTAAAAAATCATTATCTGATGGAATGTCATCAGCCCTTACCACAGCATTAGGAGATGCTGCCTATAACGCCGACTGGGGAAGTTTCAAAAAGTCGTTTGCTGCTGAAATGAAAAAGGCGATTATTCAAGCAGCTGTTGAAAGTGCCGGCATAAAAAAGAAAGTCGATGCGATTATTCAAGATATTATGAAAGACGGCAAAATTACCGGAGACGAAGTAACCGGTACAATTGATAAGCTGAAAAACCTCTATGATAATTTAGAAGGGAATATGGCCGAACTTTCAAAAATTACAAAAGCATTGGAAGGGGGCGTAGAGCTTAAATCAAAAGCATCAGGCTCAATTATTCAGCAGCTTTCAGGCGCCGATAGAGACGTGTTACTTGAAGCGATCCGCGAAGGCTTTAAAACAATCAACCAAGTTATCGATCTAAAAGAAACGACTATTCAGCATCTTACCGCTACCCAAATTATTATCAATTCAGTTACGTATAACTCCTATAATAGCACCATTAACATAACAGCAACCGAACAAACGGATTTACGAGCTGTTTTAACAGAGATTGTACAACAGGCATTGGCAGGATAAGAAAACTATGAGAATATTTGACGAGAAAAAAGAGTTAGACATTCCCAAATGGATAACCGCCTCAAGCAGCGCTTCAACAATCCAAACGCAAACAGTGAAGCTCAACGACCGGCATGGAGAATACCTAACCGGAAAAGAGCAGTACGGTAGTAAGACATTTCAATGTTCAGGGACTATCCCAACCGATTCTGCCTGCGCAGTAGAAAAAGAACGCAGTAGACTACTCTCTTTATTAAGTGGTAAAGATTTAATCGTTTATCGCGATGACGATGATACCATCTTTTACCGATGCCGATTAACAGGGCAGATACAGATAACCTATTATAATGGAGAAAATCTTCATAAAGTCTTTACGATTAGTTTTACCCTTAAAGCCTTTGATCCGTTTGGCTATGGACAACGGAAAATCGAAACGATTGCAGGCGGAAGACGAGATATATCCATTGTAACCGAAGGGAATTTATCCACCGTGCCGGAGATTGCTATAGGCGATATCGAAAAGGTTTCAGGTCTTTTAGTGCACTGTAATGGAACGGAGCTAAAAATTTCCCGTGAAATAGCGATACCGCACGGCAAAACGCTCCTTTATAAAGACGGAACCCTCTTTTTAGATGGGGAAGACTATACACGCCTTTTAACGCTTTCAAGTATTATTCATCCGCTCTACTTTATTGCCGGTCATAATACCGTTTCTATTTATGTTCCGGCAGGAACCGTTACGGTTGCTTTTAACGGGAGATATCTATGATTATTTTTTACGATAAAGACGGCGCACGATTGGGAAAAACCTATGAATGCGGGTGGAGCTTTTCACAGAAAAAGAACAAAGAAGGAACCGGTAAACTCGACCTTATCGATTATCCTCACGGCGCAAAATATGCGGAACTTTACAAAGATACAGAAAAGATGCAAACCGTTGTCCTTATCGAGCATTCGAGTAATGAAAGTAAAACAAGTACGAGCGTAAAAACGCTTGAAAGTCTTTTTAAAAATTATCGTATTCCGGAGGCTTGGCACGGATGGGATAAAAAACCTTTAAGCTTTGTGTTAGCTGACGCAATATATGGATTCGATTATATTCAAAAATCCACCTTAGAGGATTTCACCGATTATATCGAAAAAGTCAACATCGGATTAAATAAAATAAAAGACGGCGATATCCACCTTGATTACCGGGAAGTGGGAGATAGTATCCACTATTATGAAAAAGGATCTATTACGTTCGCTTTTGACTGCGGGGATGCGGTTGGTCAGCGGTACATTAGATGGATTGCGACAATCGGTGAAAAAGTCTCTATCAGTGTACAATCGGCTTCCTCTCACACTCCTATCGTCAACATAGCCGATGTTGATTTTTCCGCGTCTCCGGTTCTTTTCCCCCGCCGTGATATAGAACATGATAGCAGTCTGTCAGGGGTAAAAATTGCAAGTGATAAGCGTTATGTTGCAGTACGTTTTATCCTATCCTATCACAATGCCGACTGGATACAGGATTTCGCAACGCACAAAGTATATAATCAGCATAACACATTAGTCGATAGAACAGTACGCGGCTTTACGCCGGTTATCCGCGCTTTTGAAGTTATTACCAGAAAAAAGACTGAATTTTCGATTAAATCCGCCCCTACCGATATGAATGAATTAGTAGAAGGCATAGAGCTTTCCAATACTACACTCTGGGATGCTATTCAAAAAATACGGGAAAAATACCCCTTTGATACTGCCTGTACGTTTGAAAAGGGGCGTCTTTTTTTCACTTTTGAACGGAGTTTAACGAAAAATAAAAAGATGCAAGCGGACTATCTTTTACGCGCAAGCGACACCGCTACCCAGCAGTTAAATAATACCGTCATTAAAGAATTAAAGCAGACCGTTCAAAAGGTAAATGTACTTCATTGCTACGGAGAGGGGGAAAAACAGCAGCGGCTATACCTTCGTATCCCTGAGGTGGGAACCTATGATAATGGGTCAACGGTAGAAGATACGTTTACCGACACTAAGATAAAAACACGGCAAGAGCTGAAAAAAGCCGGTTTAGAAAAACTTAAAGAAAAACGAAAAGAAGAAAATCCGGTTTTTGAAGTTGAAACACTCTTACCCATCCGTTTATTTGATGAAGTTTCGTTAGTTCATCCTAAAAGCAACACGATATACGATGTTACCGTGCAAGAAGAACACATTTCATACAAAGAAAATAAGCTTACGCAAAAATTTGGTATCGGCGGTTTTCTTTTTAACCCTCTTTCAGCCCTTATCCCGCAAAAAGATAACGATACGGAGCGCAAAATAGTAAAGTCACCGGTGTGTGTTCAGGCAACGGGAAAACAGAATGCTATCAGTATAACATGGGAGGCTGACGGCGAGGATTTTGTAATAAGATGGAAGGAAAAGACACAGGATTTTTATAACTACCGGCATACTAAGCAAAAACAAGAAGTAATTGAACGGCTGAAAGCTGATACCGATTATACGTTTAGCGTTGCTTCCGTCTCAGACGGACTTTTATCGGATTATACGGCGGAAGTTGTATGCCGTCCGCTTTCCGCCGATATGTCATTTCCTTTAGACGGAAGCGCATTAGTACATACCTGCTTTGATGAAACACCTCAAGCACTGCCACAAGTTAATCCTTCCTATACAGCATGGCAAAGCCGTATCATTGAATACGATTGTACCGGCAAACAAGCAATTACAATGACATTCGCCGAAGCGCTTAACAATGTCATTATTTTATCGGGCACTTTACACAATGATTTTACCTTGCGCTTATTTTTTGATAGTCAAAACGGTAACGGCGCAAAACAATATCAGATCATTTATAGCCTCACCGGCAATTATACCGTTACCATCAAAACCGATATAGCACATACCCGTATCATTACACAACACATTAGAGAAGAAACATACGGCGCGGGATGTTATGCGGTTGTCGATTTTAAAGGAAATATCTGGCACTTTAAAGGTGAAAAAGGTACAGGCGGCACATTACAAAATATAGATACAGTCGATTTTATTGAAGATACCGATTTTATTATTACCGAAGGGAATAAAGATATTCAGAAGGTGCACAAAACCGGAGCCCTCTCTGCTATTCAACAATTTGATAGCCCCATCGGGGAAGTAAAAATATTTTATGACGGAGCGTACAAGCACGGCTTTTTAGAAGCAAACGGACTCCCCTTTAGTCCCGACGTATTCCCTGAATTTGCTGTGTATGTAAAGCGTGTATTTAATACCGGTATCGATCCGGTTACCGGTTGGCCGCTCCGCCCGAAGCTTACAGGGCAGATGCCTGAAACAAAAGTATTTTTAAAAGCAGTACAGGGGGTATAAACTATGGCATATACAAACGAAGCGTTAGGCAAGGCGTTAGAAGATTTAACCACCGCTTATAATAATTTTATCACTAAGGCAAAAGAGGCGGCAATCGCTGCAATAGGCGATACGGTTATTGCTCAAGTTAAGCAGGATGCTAAAGAGTATATCGCTTCCGAGCTTGCCGCACAGAAAGACAAATTAGAAAAAGCGATAGAAACAGCTAAGATTGCCTTACACAATAGTGCAATAGAAGCAGACACTACGCTCAAACAAGCGGCAGAAACAAAGAAACAGGAACTTGCCGCCCTTATAACTGCCGCAGAAAATACCATAGAAACAAAGTTGACGCTTGCCAATCAGCAAATCAACGATGAAATACAAAAGACTGTTCAGGAACAATTCGAAGCGGCCGCAGACACAACCGTCAAGGCGAAAATTAATACGGCAATCAATGAAACGCTGATCAAAATCTTTCAAAACGGCTATGTCCAGTGGCCGTGGATGCCGAAACCCGAGACGGTTTTCTCCTTCAAGGGGTACCGCTGGGCAGAAGTAAACTATGACGGCTGTTTTTTCCGTGCGAAAGGGAAAGATGCTAATCCTTTTAACGGGGGTGAACAGGGGGATGCTATAAGGAATATTAAAGGGCTTGTAGGGATTGAAGGAGGTGTAAATCCTTCGGGGCCTTTTTATATAGAAAGCCCTTCGCCTAAGAATGTTGAAGCGTGGCAAACTTCCGCGCAGGAATACACCATAGAATCTACTTGCTTTGATGCCAGTCGGATCGTTCCGACTGCCGAAGAAAATCGGACGCGTAATAGAACCTTTATCATTTGGAAACTAGAGAAAATAGAGGGGTAAGAAGTTATGGAATACATCGAAATCAAAAGCAATATCATTACGGGACACTATTGCGGGGCAATACCGGAAAAGAACACCCCTGCAATTGAGTATCGGATCGTCGAAAATTGTGCGGCCAATATCGGCGATGATATCCGTCTGTACACTGACTTACAGGCAGGGACTAAAAAGCCGCTTACGCAGTTGGTTGAAGAAGGACTTGTCCCGGTGCCCGAAGGTAAAAAGCTCAATGAAGCCGGTACGGATTTTGTCGATATGACGGGCGCCGAAAAAGTTGCCGCCGGTCTTATTCAGCTCAAGGCCGATGAAAAAATTGAAGGTGATTATATTGTAAAAAAATCAAAAAAAGAACTTTACGATGAGGGTAAGCTGTCAAAAGAAGAATACAATCTTTACATCGACAATCTAAGGCAAGCCGCCTATCGACAAGAAGCGGATCCGCTGGGTATGCAGGTAATGCGCGGAGAGGTGGAAAAAACAGAATGGCTTGCAAAGATAGCAGAAATAAAACAGCGCTATCCGAAGGTATAAGAAGGAGTATCTGTCATGGAAGCAATAAACTACGCACCCGGCGGGCAAAATATGATTTTAACGGAAGATGCACAAATAGTGCCGGGGGTGTCCGGCAATGCGTGTTACCTTCCGGCGGGAGTCGGTAAAATAGCCCTTGAAGGAGACCGCAATGAACTATCGGTTTCTCTTTGGCGGCAATGGGATGGCATTGTAGAATCTGATACTCCACGCGGTATTTTTAGTTTTAAGAATATCCAAATCTTTTTCGACAATATGACCGACCTTTTAACCGTTGTTATAAACGGCTTTAAGGCGATTACGGATATTAAAGACGACCAGCAACAAACGCACTGGGGTTTCACTTTCGCAAAAAATGGGCTGTTTACAGTGTATAAGAATGCAAAAGAGGTGTATAGCCTATCGGCAGGAGACAAGCCGGTAGATATGACTGAAGGCTTTACTTTAGGCGGCGGGCGCACTCATGCAACATTCGATGAGGTACGAGTATATAAAACCGTACTGAAGCAAGGGGAGATAAACGGACTCTTTTATTTAGTAAGCAAGGGCACGCAGGTAAAACAGCTTGAAAAAATTGTACAATCGGCTACCCCTAAATACCTCGGTGTTATCGAAACGGTACCGACTACCCGAACGGTGGTTATTACGAAGGGCGAAAGGCTGGGGGCACAGGATGCCAATCCCGGCGACTGGGTATTGATGGCTAAAACAGTCGGCGGCTGGAAAGTCGGGGTGTGTTACCGCTGGACGGGTAGTATGTGGATTAACCTTGAGCCGGAATACAACTACACCGAACAGTATCAGGCGGCGCTGTATCATATTTGCGAGATAGAAGAGCTGATGAAGAATACCGGGCATTTCGGGGCGCTTTTTGCAAAGGTGCTTGTAGCACAAAAGGCATTGATTGACGAACTTTTAGTCAATCAGGCGTTCATTAAAAATCTTGTAGTTCAAAAACTGCATATCGATAGCGATGATACAACACATCAGGATTTTGAAGCATGGTTTGACCAAGAGCACGGCTTGAAAATTAACAACAAGGGAGAGGAAATATTCAAGGTTGATACCACTGGCAATGTCTTTGCGAAGAATGCTACTTTTGCGGATAGTTCATTCTCTGGAAAAATAAGCCCTTCAAAAGGGTTACTAAATTCATGGTATTGGTGTATAATGCGAGAAGAGCTGCAATCAAAATGGTTTGAAGTTTTTGATAAAAGAATAGATATAGGAGAAAGATTATCCTGTTTTGGTGGAGGTGTTTTTTTTAACCAAGACGAATCACAATGGAGAACAGTAATAATATCATTCATTGAACGCATTAGTGAAAATCAATTTGAACTTAATGGATTCCCACTTGAAGAAACAACTTACGCTGCGATATGTCAATTTAACAAAGAAAATACTAGTGTATTTTCAAGAAGATTTTATATAGGATGGTAATATAGAATATGAAGAGATTATATTTTTTATTTTTAATACTTTGCTTTACAGGGTGTATACATGAAATTAGAAGTTCTGTTAATGAAATTCTTTGCCCAAAAGAAATAGCAGATAAAGCGTTGTTTTTTGCTAAAAGATATAGAGATAGTCAAACGGAATATGAATTCGGAGGACAAGATGAATTGCGAGCAATAAAAATAGATTGCTCAGGTTTAATAGTCAATTGTTATCGTTATGCAGTACGTGAATATACCGAATATACATTGCCATTTTTTGACGCTTCCGTTAAAGATTTTTTTCTTAAATATTCAGTTATTACTAATAATCCTAATCCCGGCGATTTGATTTTTATGGGGGATGAAGATACGGATTTCCCAACACATATTGCTTTCTATGTAAAAACAGTTGATGACAATATTTATTTTATTGACTCTACAAAGAAAGAAGCTATGGAAGGGCATCCGTCCATCAATGGGGTAACTGAAAGATTTTATAATAAAAATGATAAAAGGTTTAAATCTTTTGCGAAAATAAAATTATTAAAAAATAGATAATGATGAAAATATTTACTGATCTGAAGCTTTTTTTGCAAGTCTTGCTAATCTTAGGTCAAAATCTCCCATTCTGACATGAGGCATTCTTGAAACTTTTGCAGCTCTTTGGCAGATAAAATAAGCCTCATTATACATTTTTATTCTTTCCAGCAAAATAAGAGGGCGCTCCCAATAAGACGATCCTGTTGGTGTAGTTTTTCCTAAAATTTTTAAGTAAAATATAATAGCTTTTGTAATATCGTCTTTTTCAATGTTTCTAGCTTTCTCATACGTCGATACATATTTTCGAAAATTTTTATCAAAATCAATCATTCCTTCTGTTTCATTTATATTTTCAACATTTATCTTATATTCCATAAAAGCCGTAGTTATATGATTTTCTTGAAAATATACATCTTTCTTAGGTTTTTTAGGTTCGGGTTTTATATCTCCACATTTACGCAATTCAGCAAGTTCTAATTTTGTCAGTTCGTGAGCAGCTTCTAAAAAAACATTCATATCACGTTTTAATTTAAAACAGTCTTGAATACGAGTAACAGGTACTTTTATATCAAGTGAATAGTTTACAAATATTGATGCATCAATTACAGGCAGTTTTTTTATCTCTTGAGGTGTAATATAATCTTTCAGATTTACAGTATTTTTCCCTGTTTTCTGTGTCAAAAGAGTATCAAGATTTTTTAAAAATATATCGTAGTATTTTGTTATATAATTTCTATTAGAAAATTCAAAAGTTTGTGCCATTCGCACTATATCTTTTGCTGTCAGCGGAATATCAAAACTATAAGCCCCAAGTAAATATAAATTATGTGAAAAGATATATTCATATTCATTTTCCTGATTTAATGAATAGAAAAAATCCCTCGCATACTCGCCTTTTCCTTTTAATATGCTGGCAAGAATTATTGCATTGCCGGTATACGTTTGAAAAGACTTTTGTTTGTGTACTTTTCTTAATTTTAAAACAACAGTCATTGCTCTGTCAAAATCACCATCTAACAAATGGCGCTCAAGACCATAGTACAAGAGAAAAACATATCCTATATCTATATCAGCTATATATGGATTAGTTAAAAAATTTAAATACTTCCATCTTTGTTCAGGTGTTAATTCTGAATGAGGCATAATTGTATCTCGTGAGCCGTAACAGGGGAAATAATGCAATTTTTCAACACCTTCCGCATTTTCTGGTTTGTTTATGGGAAGTTTTGTAAAAATAACACTAGGTTCTATTGTTTCGTTATATTCATAAACAAAAGTAATACAGTCAACATTATATTCATATACCTTTTTAGGTTTTTGCGTATAATTTTTATATTTACCGTCTCCTATCCAGATAAGACCTTCTAAATCAGGATGGATTCTTTTAATAACTTCTTGACTGATCTCTACTGATGGTATTTCCCTTTGTTTTATTTCATCAAAAACATTTTCGTGTTGTTTTTGAGATACATTTTCTTGGGGAACTAAATTACTATTAGCTTTCTTTCGCTTAAATAAATCAAAAACAGACATATATATCCCTTTCTTTTTAAATCGGCTAAAACAAACAAAAGCTAAATAATTAAACATTTTTGTTTACCCGATTCGGCAACCCTGTTGTAGATGGTAGCCTATTCAGGCAGCTATTGTCCCAAGCCCTGTGTCGGCAAGGCGTATACGTTTAACGGTGCTGATGCAGACAAGCTGCGGATAGGGCGGTGGTTTTAACTAAAACCTGATAGTAAGTAAGCAAAAGCGGAATTAGTATACTATAAGCGGCGTGAAAGGGCAACATGGGATGAATTGCCTTTTCATGTTAAATCTAGCCGGAAACGGAATGATCGGCTTTTTTAGGAGGGGATGGGAACAGAAAAGATTGGCGAAGATATAAAACTATGATAAAATTATCTCCATAAACTTAAACTATTCGAGGAGTTTATGTTATGACTACTTATTTTACTACCAATGGCAGGGTTATTTCTGACCTTTTGGCTTCATATTCTAATACTTTTTTGGCATTTTTAGAGTTAGTCAATAACTCCATTCAAGCAAAGGCTACCAGAATAGATATAACAATAGATGAATATAAACTTGAGGAGATCTCTCCGATACCGACTATCTCTATAACGATTGTTGACAATGGAGAGGGTGTGTGCTTCGATGATGTCGAACATAAGCTATTCGACATTGGTACTGTTTCTAAAGCAACCGGCAAGGGGATCGGACGATTTGCAGCCTTTCAGATTGGTAAAACGGTCTCAATCGAAACAGTCGGAGAAAAAAACGGCAAAAAAACAAAAACAGCCTTCACCTTGAATAGTAAAACAATCAGTACAAGTCATACAAAAGATTATCCTATCAATATAGATAATGAGCCTTCTACAAGCAACACGTACTATAAAGTTATTATACAAGATTTATATACCGCTGACGAAATTACAGAAAACCCAAAGAGGAAAATTTCAAAACAGTTATTATTAGAAAATATCCATAGGGAATTGTTTTTATGTTATTCCGACCTGATTTTACAATCAGCAATCCATATATTTGTTAATAACCGTGAAGTTTTAACAAAGGATTTTCTTATTGAACCGGCTGAGCACAAGACATTTATATGCAAAGTAGACGGGCATGATATAACAGGAGATTTAACCTTTATTCATTATATATCTAACAAACAAAAAATAAGAAGTATATATCGTACTGAAAACAACGGAATAAAATCGCAAATTTATACAGAATCTTTATCTCTTGATTTGCCTAACGATGACGGGTGGAATATATTAGTAGACGCTGATGTTCTTGACGCAACCACGGGATTGTTCCGCAACTTAGATACTGAACTTGACGAGGGCGCTAAAAATTTCAAGCAAAAAACAAATGAAGAGATAAGGCGCTATTTTATGGAGAAATTTCCTGACTATTATAATTTTTCAAAAAAACTTCAAAAAGACGCCTATTACCCGTATAGATCACAAGAGGCGCCTTCCCAAGCGCACGTTATTACATTTAATCAGATAGCGTATTATCTTGAAAATGAATATAAACTTTTAAGGAAGAATATTGATACAAGAAAAATCATTTATCCGCTGATAAACCTTGCTATTGCTAATGGAGATTTACGGACTATTTTATCATATTTTACGAATTTAAATCCTGCAATAATAAAAAAATTTAAAGAATTGCTAGATACTGTTGATCTAGAAAATGTGATAGAGTTTTCAACAGACATTGCAAAAAAAACATCTTTCTTAGATTTCTTGAATACGATTATATATTCTGACATAAGCAAAAAGGTAAAAGAACGATCGGAATTACATAAAATTATTGAAAATAATCTATGGCTTTTTGGAGAGCAGTATGTCAATACACTGAAATTATTCTCCGACAAAAATTTGCAAAATAATTTACAAGAACTTCGTGCTGCTTATTTTTCATACGAGCCTACAATAAGTGATGAGAATCTCATTGAATGCGCAGATGCTAAAATTAAAGATATAACCGATTTGTTTTTCTTTAATGAAAATATAATCAATGACACGCAAAGGGAAATAATGATAGTGGAGTTAAAAGCTCCATGCTGCGCCATTGGACAAAAAGAGTTAAATCAAGTAGATCGATATTTATATGATATTGAACAAAAAGGGTGTTTCGCGAAAAACTTAAATTATAAAATAATTTTAGTAAGTTCAGAGTTAAGAAATTTTGCAAAATCAAAAGTTGGGCAATTTGACAAAGCAGATAAACACTTATATACAAGATCACAAAATGCTAACATATCAATTTATGTGTATCAATGGTCAGATATAATAGCAGAAAATAGGAGAAGATTATCATTTTTAGGGAATGCCCTTAAAGTCAAAGATACTAATATTCAAAAATTTATTAAAGAGAAATATCCAGATTACGGGATAAAAAAAGCAGTTTTATTGGATGAGTAATTCATCATATCCATAGTATCGACAGAGTATTTAAAGAATCCCTCCCTTGTTGCCGAAAATGGCCATAAGCAGAAATCTTATCAGTTGAGGAGGTATCTTTTTATGAAAAGCCTAGGACAGCCGTGGTGTATCTTTCCGCGAAATAAAGCCAATGGGATTCTCTATTTCCAATTAAAAGATAAAGAAACCGGCGAATATATGACCGCAAAAAGTACCGGCACGAAGGATAGAAATGAAGCGATCCGTTTTGCCAGTCGGTGCTGGGCAGAATATGACCGTACCGGTACAGTCCGGTATAGTACCGGCAATAACATTGCAGCAACGGATGAAGGGACTCATGTTATCAACGCAGACATAAAGGCGTATACTCAAACGGCCATTGATACGATTGTGCAAGGCGTACAGGGCGCTGTTTGTCATAACAATTCCGTACAGCCATACTCTGTATCAGCCGCAGAATACGAAGATGCTCCGGAAGAGATTAAACCACTTTTAGATCGACTATCAACGCTTACCTTTTATGAGTATATCCTCCTTTACTGGAACTATGATGAAAGTCCGTTCATTAAGGGCAAGATACGGACAGGCGCAACTCCGCCAAATCCTGAGCGATTTTACCATCATACAACATGTATTAAAAAGTATGAAAAGTATTTTCCTTCTTGCTTGCTTACCGAAATAACCGGCACGAAAATCGATACAATGCTCGGTGCAATTAAGGGGGCAGGTAAGCTGAAAGAAAGTACCATGCACAAATACTACTCTATCTGTATTCAAGCCCTTCGTTTTGCGTATCGCAATAACCTTCTTGCGCGAGATATTTCACAGCAGATAACGAGAGAATCAAAGGCAACGCGGAAAAAAGCTAAAAAAGAAGCGGAAAAGGCTACTTTTACAAAAGAGGAAATCCGGCAACTTTTCAATGGCGAGCATAATCCGTTCGGCTCTCAAATAAATTGGCTTATCAATGAAGTGCTGTTTAAAACCGGTTGCCGCATTGGAGAAATACAAGCCCTTCAGATGCAAGATTTTATCAAAAATTCAGACGGATATGCGCTCAAGGTTGACAAGAACTATTGCAGAACCGGCAAGCGGCTTAAATGTACAAAAACAGAACGCAGCGACATTGTTCCCCTTTCCGCCGACCTTGCAGAAAAATTGCTCGCACATCTTGAAAGCAACCCGTCTCAAGATGATCCGGAGGCATTTATATTTAGCTCCCGACGAGATGCACATAAACCGTTCTGCTATGAAAGTTTTAACGATGATTTTAATAGAACAATGAGACGATTAGGGATGAAGCGAACGAATTTGACAATACACAGCTATAGGCATACGTTTGCTACCTTTTTACGGCTTGCCGGATTTTCAGAAGAAGAGCTCAAATTTTTAACACGACACGACTGCATAGCTGAGGTGCGGCATTATGCCGACCACTATACGCCTGAAATGGAGCAACTCAAATACAAGGCAGTCAGCGCACTCGATAAAATTATAGAGTAA